ACAAGATAGCGTTAAGCAATTGACAGCCGCAGGAATTCCCGTCTCAGTAGTGGTGCCCAATGGTGAGTACCTTGAATATGTACGGCACCTAGGGCGCAATCCACTTGTAACTATACTGGAGACTCCAGTTGCAATCAAAGGCATCGCAGATACAAGACAATACATTCTAGATAATGTGGGTGTTAGCGATATCGTGGCAATGGTGGACGATGACTTAGTTTTCAGTAAGCGGCGCACAGATGACCCAACAAAATTAACTACTATTAGACCTACCGAGCTAGTCAATGCGTTTGATGAGTTGCGCAATATGTTGACTCAGTATCCACACGTAGGATTTGCTAGTCGAGAAGGCGCTAACCGCATAACCACGGAACTGGCTTGGAATACCCGCATTCTGCGCGTGCTGGGATATAATAGAAAAGTTCTAAAGAGACTAAATGTTTCGTTTGGGCGAGTTAAGGTTATGGAAGACTTTGACGTTGCTCTACAATTGCTGCGGCAGGGGTGCCCCAATGTTATTTTGAATAGCTATGCACACAATCAGAAGGGCTCTGGAGCCGTTGGTGGGTGCAGCACCTACCGCACCCTGCAAGTACAGGCGCAAGCGGCTCATGACCTTGCAGCACTTCACCCAGAGTACGTCAGTGTAGTACAGAAGTTTACCAAAACCGCATGGGGCGGCGGCACCCGTACCGACGTTAAAATTCAATGGAAGAAAGCATATGCCGGAAAATAAAACCACTGACCTAGCGTACTGGATTAACGAGCGTGAAGCTATCCGCGTCCGTAAGGAGGCTGGCGACCCAGCCCCATGGACACACGACCCCGTAATGGCTACAGTGAGGTATTGCAATGTTCATCGTGAACACGATAAAGTTACTCGGTATATCCGCTCTGTGGACACTTACTCTCGCCCTGGTGTCCCTGTGTATGCTGTTGTACTGGCCCGCATGCTTAATAGAATACCTACTCTCGAAGCTGTTAGCCCACTTGTCCACCTTGGTGATTTGGCTGGAGTCAAAAATGTACTGAAGGAGATGCGAAAGGATGGCCCCATATGGGGCAACGCCTACACCATATCCACCTGCGGCAAGACTATGGACAAGGTGGACTACGTCATTAACCATGTGGTGCAGACAGTGCAGCAATTAAGGGTAGCGCAATGGATTAGTTGTCGGGCAACTTATGAATGGCTTAAATCAGTCGATGGGCTAGGTAGCTTCCTCGCCGCGCAGGTTGTGGCCGACCTTAAGAACATAAAAGGCCACCCACTGAACAGCGCACCTGACTGGTGGACATGGTCTGCTCCGGGTCCGGGAAGCCTCCGTGGGCTGCATGCGTACTTCGGCACTAAAATAACCCCCAAGCTCTACGAAGAGGCGATTGTAACGTGCTATGATGAGGTGCGCCCCCTATTGAACAACTACGTGGGCGAGTTGCACATGCAGGACTTCCAAAATACTTTATGTGAGTTTTCTAAATTCATTCGTGTAAGGGATGGTGACGGACATGCTAGAAACACATACGTTGCAAGGTGAGTTGATCATTGGTAACATGGTACACGGTGCAGCCATTAACTGCATGATTGTGCCGTACTCCAACCCTGAGGACTGGGAGTTTAAGCAGTTCGCCACCAATGAGCAAATGGAGGTCTTTGCCATGGAACATAAACTTGTTATGAAAAGGAAAGATGATGAGAGTAATAACCGCACGTAATGTCAACGGCGCACTAAGCGACGCCATCTGGTATATGCGCATGGAGGGTGAGGCAGAGAGTAGCCGTAACGGCCCCGTTCTGGTAGCACCCACACCAGTGACTACTTTGTACACTGCCCCCCGTGAGCGCGTACTGTGGGACCCCCGCCGTGACGCCAACCACGTATTCCACCTCATGGAAGCCCTGTGGATGCTTGCAGGTGAGGATGATGTTAGCTGGCTACTCCAGTTTAATAGTAAGTTCGGCCAGTACGCGGAGACAGATGGCAGGATGCACGGGGCGTACGGGTTCAGGTGGCGGCGGCACTTTGGCGGCGATCAGCTAGCCAGCATTATTGGCAAGCTGCGCAGCGACCCCACTACCCGACAAGCCGTGCTAGCTATGTGGTCCCCCGAGGATGACTTAGTGGGCGAGTGGAAGGATAGGCCCTGCAACACACACGCCTATTTTGACCTGCGCCACGACGTACTCAACATGACTGTATGTAACCGCAGTAATGACGTCATATGGGGTGCATACGGCAGCAACGTAGTACACTTCAGCATGTTGCAAGAGCTCATTGCTAGCGAGCTTGCTGTGGAGTGTGGTACGTACACACAGATGTCCAATAACTTCCACCTGTACGGCGACCTACCCCTGACGCAAGCGTACATGCGCACTCCGCCAGATGGCTCTGACCACGATATGTACCTCACGGGGGCACAGGTATTCCCTATGCTGCACGAAGGCGAGACTATTGAAGCCTTTACTAGCGACTGTTTGGGGCTGGTAAAGGGGCGGCATGACTTTTACACTCGGTTTGTGTCCGAGGTAGCCTACCCCCTGATGCGTGCGTACCTCGCCCGTAAGGAGGGCTTCCCTATGCGCAAGTTTATGGACGCCGTTGCGGATTGTGATTGGAAGTTGGCGTTTCAACAATGGTGTGTAAGGAGAGAACTTGATGGCAGCAAATGATAAACAAGTGGCAGGCAGTCACTACGCGGGCAAGGTACAGCATTGGGACATGGTTGTGATGCATCAGCTCAACTACTTTGAGGGCCAGATTACCAAGTACGTGATGCGTGCCCGTAAGAAGAACGGCAAGCAGGACTTGGAGAAGGCAGCACACTTCCTGGAAAAATACCTAGAAGTGTACGACGACCTCAACAAGCTGGCGCAGGACTTCCCGCCCCGCGAGGAGATGACCCCCACTAACGACCCCAAGATAGTGTTCCACATGCCTGAGCTCAACCTCAAGCACATACTCAGGCAGTTTCCAGACCGCGTATTTAGCATTGAGGGCCACAGTGCCCAAGGGCAGGCTCTGTACAAGTGTCGTAGCTGCGGCGCGGAGGGCTGGTATGAGACCAATTTTGACGCCCATCAGACGCACGGTAGCTGCGCTGGCAGGGGGTACGTGGCACAGGGGTAAAACAACCGGTCTGAGGGGCTGTTGCGCTCGCCTACGAGGCATTGCACAATAGCCCCGTGCATACCGCACACAACATTGGAGCTAGTTATGAAGAACTTTAACGTATTTGAGCAGCGCGAGGGCGTGCTGGTGTACATGCAAAAGGTTACTGCCGCCACCGCCGTTGACGCACTGCGTATTGCTAAACAGAAGGGCTACATTGCCCCCATCATTGGAGAAAGCTATGAGTAAGCTAATACTGATTATTGCAGGCACCGTGTACTGGATTATATTGCACCGCTATGTGTGGATTTACATGGGCGAGGCCACCGCGCTGACAGCAATTACAGGCCTGCTGGGCTACTTTGTGCGTGGCATGTACGAAACCCACCGTGACGACTACCCCAACTTCAACGGCGATAAGCGCGAAATCTGGACGCCTTGGCACATTATCTGCTTTATGGCGGGGGGCATCACTCTAGACGGTATAGTCCGGTTTGTGGCCTAGCGGTTACGTAGCATGTCGGCTAGCTTCTTGGCTTGTGCAGGGGTCATGCCCTGTGCGGGGCTTGGCCCGCCGTAGGGGCTTGGGGATGTGGCAGGCCCGCCGTAGAGTGTGGACTGCGCTGTGGGTGCCGCGCCCATAGCGGCAGACTCTTGTGCGGCAAGCTCAGCCGCACGGTTAGGGGCATTGACCTGCTCCCCCGCATTGCGCAGGGCACCGCCGCCAAGCATCTTTAAGGCCATAGCTCGCATCTGTGGGCTCATCATCTGTTCCATAGTATTCTCCTACTTGACTTGTCGTTCAAAGTGGGGGGCATCCACAAAGCTACTCTTGCCCGAATCTACCGCACCGCGCCAGTTACCGCCCCAGCGGTTCAGGGGGTCTAAGCTCTCCCACCAGTCCCCCAGCGGCTTGATTTGCGCACGGTCACACACCTTGCCATCCCGCAGCAAGACCAAGTCGGCAGCACACTTCTTTAAGTGCATGCTATCCATCGTCTTACTGCGGCCTGTTTTGACGTAGAGCTCCTGCATTTCGATGGGGCGCTGCACCTCACCAATGCGGACGGAATAGCCCATGTCCCACGCCTTGCGGAGTAGGGCAGCAAATTGGACTGCAAATACTTCCTGATGTTCGCCGAGGGTCATCGCATTGCCTTCATGAGTTGGTCGGTCTTTTCTTTGCTTCCGCTCGAGCTGCCTCGGTGGTAATTCAATATCGTACCACACATTGTAACCAGCGAACCAAACGCAGCATACGCCAGCTCCTTGTTCTCCGCAGGGATAGCCTGATAGAAAAGCATTGCGGCAAGGCCCACCGTCGCTGTCACGATAATGCCATCTAGCACATACGGAAAGTTCTTCGCCGCCCATGACGCCTGTTCACTTTCCTGAATTTTGGTGTTAGACTGGCGAGCGTCCTTAGTATTTTCAAGGTCAACCTTGCGGTTGTCAAGGGCGTTGGTGAGTAGAAATTGCTCATTGTCGGCCTGTAGCTGTTGTAGTTTCAGCAGCCCCTCGGGGGTCTGGGTAGCCTGCTCAATGTCCACGCCCAGCTTCTCTTCAATGACGTCCTTGCCCTTGGCGAGTACGGCGTTGCCCAATATGTCCAGCCCCTGAGCGAGTAGGGTTGCTATGAATGGTGCCATTTTATTTATCTGCCTTTCCTGCGAGGCCGGTATGGATGGCTTTTATTAGTTCGATGTGGCGGTCTGCGCTGTCTTTGGCGTGCTGCGACAGTGCCTCACGGAAGGCGCTGCGGTCGCGTTCGGCGTTCTCGAACAGCTTAATGATGTGTTCGTTTGCCTTGTCAATGCGCTTGCCGTGGGCGGCTTTCACTTCTTCCACGCGCTCATCAATGTGACCCATCACACGGTCATTGAGGGTGGAGTAGCCAGTAGACTGATTAGACTTTAATGACTCGTGTAAATTGCGCAGCATTTCATGCTCCCTCTCGTTCCTGTTCCATGCCCACGCTATCAAGCCAAGTACGGGCGCCCAAAGAAAATCCTTGATGAATTGCAGTAGTTCATTTTCTGGTGGTGTCATGTCGCGGCCTTTATGTGTCCGGGGCTATGGAGATTGATTTGCAAAGCGAACAGGGCGTGGCGCTCATCTGTCAGCGCGGTGCGCTCTAGGGTGTGCGAGATAGTCCACTCGCCTTTGCGCGGTGAGAAAAACAAGTGCGCCAGCGCAACGTCAGCCACGGCGACAAGTACGGTGTAGACCAGCAGGTCGAGCCGCCAGTACGGGCGCTGTGGGTTGTCTGCGTAGCGGATTGCGGGGGCCACCAGCGGCAGCAGGATGGTGAGCAGGATAATCATGCTGCCCTCAGTGTAGCGATCTGCTGCTCCAATGCCCACAACTGCGAGTAGCCGTTGTCACCCATTAGCAGGATGGCGTGAACTTCCTCGCGGGTCAGTCTAGCCGCAGCGGGGTCAAGCATCGCTTTGTCCAGCGCAAGGGCCAACAACGCCTGTCGCGTTACCCGTGCCTGTGCGTCTGCGTACCGTGCTTCCAGGGCGCGGATTTGCTCAAGCGCGGTAGGTGGGGTTGGCGGGTCAGTGGGTTCAGGGGTATTGCCCTCTGCAAGCCATGCGAGGTACTGAGCGTAGTCAATGTTGGCAGGGTCTGCGGGAATGCAAGCACTATCCGACAAGCGCAAGATGAATGTAGATTGAAGTTTGTACATTTATAGCTCCGAAGATGCTGTCCAAGCAATAACTGCCGCTCTTGTTGTGTTTGGCAATGCAGAAAAACTAAAACCGGAATCATTTTGATAAATGCTTGAAACAGCGCCAAGTCCATTAACAACAGCCAATCCCCCACCTGTAATAGTAGAAAAATTACTTATTGTTCCAACCATATCGTAATAAACAACACTAGCCCCTGTTCGCATAGTTTGTGGATATTTAACATTTCCAAGTTGGTGTACGCTTGTCCCAGGTTCACACATTGAAGTGAACACTGCACCAACTAAAGTCCCAACAATATTTGTTCCTGGTGTTGTCCCTTGTGCATAACTTTTTGCGTAATATCTCTGGCACAACGCCAGTTCCATCCCAATCGGGCGTTGCTCAAATGTGGTTGCTACTGAGCCGACCTCAAGTTGAAAAGTATCAACCTGCACCCAGTCATTAGCTCCCGCAGTTCCAACCGGTACATAATAAATACCCGCAGCTATCTCTTGTACGCCTGCTGGCAGCGTTACAGTTGCGCTGTATCTTGTTGCCGTGGCTGAAATAGTGACAGCCGTGTTGACTACGTTTGTGGAGCCTGTCCAGCTTCCAGCAAGCAACGAAGCAGAACCTTGGTCTGATCCGGTTCCAGTGGTAAGTAGTAAAAACACCTGCGACGATGCCGCCGAAAAATTGGCTCCAGCGGTTAGCGTGGCGCTAATAGTCACTGTTATGTTTTGCAGCGTTCGTGCATCTAAGCTTTCAACAATCTGGCGTAAGTTAAGCGTTTGAGTGCTAGTGCTGCCACTGTTTCGTTGGACGCGAATGCCGTATTGGTTGATTGATGACGAGTTTTGCTGAGAGTAAGTTGCCGCAGTAGCACCTCCGGCATTGCCAAACCAGCGGTCAGCCGTATAGACAACAGCGGCGCTAGTTACAGCAAACGAGGTTCCGCGCTGCCAAACATCAAAACGAGGGTTTATAAGGCGGTTCCGCAGTCCTGCAAGCTGGCCGCCGTTGATAGATGTGACGGGCTGCACCGTTAGTTGAAACTGCGTACCGTCATAAGTTACTACGCAAATTTGACCAGCCCCAATGTCTCCAGAATCTAGTGCGTAGGCACCCCCCTTAGTGACTACTTTAGCCCCCAAGGCGTTAATATTCAAGGTTACTGCGCCGGTATTAGCACCCGCCGCAATAAACCGGAATGTTTGTCCAGTAGTGTAGGACGCCAAGTTGTTCAGCGTAGCGGTGATTGTATTAGTGCCCGCTACAGCCGTGAGGTATGTACCTGCGCTGTCCTGCAACTGACCTAAATTAACACCATCTGTACGCAGTGTGCCCACGCCCAAGCCGGTCGCCTTAAACCCACCAAATGGAATATTGGCTGTGGCTGCACCCTGCCCATCACGAGGCATTGCATTTGACAACCCTGCGGCAAAGTCAGCCATGGTAGCATTGAACGCCGTGCTACTGATTGTAGTAGCCGTTATGACGGGATTTCCCGGCGTGTAGACGTTAAATGATCCCGCTCCGTTAAATGGCATTTCTATTCTCCAGCAACGTAAGTGCCTACCCCTGCCCCTGCTGCGGGAATGAGGTTGGCGTTATTCCGTAAAAACTCTGCAAGTGCCTTCTGGCTAGCGTACTGACCGAGCAGTGCTTTAGCACCCTTCTCAGTTTGCCCGAGGGCACTTATTCCGTACGCCGTAGCCAAGGGCAGACCAAGTACAGCACCTGTCGTGCCGCCAAGTGTAGCAGCAGTTACCCCGCCCAAGCCAGCCACGGGTGCAATCATGCGTCCAATAATTTGCTTGGTCGTACGGGCCTCATCCTGCCGAGGGGTATTGCCCAGCACGCGCAGGGCGGGGCCAATCAGCGTCTCCATAGTATCGTTGCCAGCCATCTTGTTCTTGCCGTAGGCAGTGGCAAGGCGGCTGAGGGTGATGCCCTCCTCCTCGCCAGCCTTGCCCTTGATAGCTTCACGGATACGTTCCATGTCAAAGTTACGGGCATCTACATCCTTAAGGCGCAGCTTCTGCTCTGAGGTCAGTATAGTGTTGCGTACTTTGTCCAGTAAGACAGTACGGGCAGCTAGAATACGATCACGAGTAGCGTCATCAGCCTCGGCGTATGCAGCCTTACTGAGCGGGGTGAGGAAGTCATCCTTCAACGTCGTAGAGTTGATACGGCGTACACGGTCAGCCGTATCGCCAAGGACGTTGCGCACCACACGGCCTGCGTCGGTAGCCTGTTGAGTGAACTGCCCACGGGTGTTGAGCTCTTGGGCTAAGGCTTGGGCCTCGTTAGCTATCTTGGGCGACAGCGTCATCCGCTTGCCCTTGAACAGTTTGTCGTACTCGCCACCCACGTAGCCCTCGGCGGCGTCAAGAATCTCACGGCCTGTGGCGTTGGGCAGGTCAACTTTGCCCTCGGTAGCCTTGTTGAGTACCGCGTTGGCGACCTGCAACTCTTGGCGGTTGCGTACGTTGGTAGAGCCGGATGCCAGACCACCAAAGAACTTACCTACGCTTGTGTCGGCCCCCTGTTGCAGAGTGGGGGTGATGCCCTGCTTAATCAAGCCCTCCACCTCTGGCGATGCGCGGAACAGTCCCTTGTAAGCCTTGGCAGCGCCACCCAGAACACCGGACACACCAGCACCAGTCAAAGCAGCGACACCTGCATTACCCAGCTTGGCCTTGATTTGGTCTTCGTAGCTGTCGCCTTCGCCCACGCCAGTCAAAAACTCAGTGGCACCAGCATTCACAGCGGCCTTGCCCAGCGTCTTCACCAGTCCAGCAGCCTTAGCGGTCTTGGTAACAGCACCTCCGGGAACGAGTGTAGTCACTACGTTACCCAGCAACTCACCAGCCCCACGCTTAAAGCCTTCGGGGTCAGCTTCGTTCTCCAACTTAATCTGCTCAAGTATGGCCTTGTCATCTTTAGACAGCCCGCCAAATAGCTGCTTGACACCCAGCGCAGTCTTAATAGTGGCCTCAGCCAGCCCAGCCTTAAGGGCACCGCCACCACCAGCCCGTTCGAAGGGCTTGGCTGGGGCTGGAGCGGGCTGTACAGGCCCGCCCGCTGGGGTAGTAGCCTGCCCGCCTGCGCGGGCCTCCAGCGCCTGCAAACGAGCTTCGTCACGTAAACGTTCAAGTTCTGCGCGGCTCATTTCTTACCTAACTTCGCACGCAAAGCCGCCAACTCAGCCTGCTCAGCGGCGGATAGCGGAGTTTCAGTAACCCTGCCACTCACAGCACGCCCTCCAGGCACGGGTGCGTCAGGTACAGCCATCTCCTCAAACCCGGAAGTGTCGTATCCCGATCCCTTATAATTGTTGATTAGCTTGTTGCGGGCACGTACTGCCGCTTCGCTCTGTTGAGCTAGTTTGGTGCGAATCTGTAACGCAGTCATACCCTCGGTGATATTGGCATCGTCAAACGCTTTCTTCTCACTTGCGGTCAGTGCGCTACCGAACAGCTTGTTACGAATCAAGTTCTTTTGGTCGTTGTACCCCTGCCACCAATTAGACTGGTCAGCGAACTTAGAGTTTGGAACATTCTTACCTAGAAAGTTCTGCACACCCATCGTACCGTAGCCACCACCGTAAGAGTCTTGAAAGCCTGCGGTAAGGTCAGCAAATCCTGCGGTTAAGCCATCAGCCTCGGACAATTTATTGATTGTTGGGGCAGGCAGAGTCTTGCCTGCGGGGGCAGCTTTAGTCGGTGCGTTGTCCACGCGGTAACGAGCATCGCCACTTCGCATATTGGCAATAGTCAACATGAGTGCGCGTTGATTAGCATCGCGCTCTGAGCGGGCGGCTAGGTCGCGGGTCTGCTGCTCTTGGCGGGCCGCGAGGGTAGCCGCCAGAGTAGCTTTCTTCTCCTCACGGGCGGCTTCGCGCTCGTCAGTATAAATCTTGGATGGTACAAAAGCGCCCGTGTCTGGGAGCATGAAGCCTTGGTTGCCTAGCTGCTTTGGAGCATACTGGCGCTGTTGGTCAGCCGCAGCCATCTTGGCCGCAGCCGCAGCGCCCGCGTTGTTGGACATAGCTGCCACCGCTGCCAGCGTATTTTGGAGGTTAGCACGGCGGGTAGACCCCGCTAAGAGCTCTTGGTTCGCTAGATACTCTTGCGCATCCATGGCTAGTATCCCTTCATACCTTCTTGCTGCCCACGTATGGCCATATCAGGTGTAATAGGGTTGATTGGCAAGGTAGCCGCAGGGGGTGTCATGGGCTGTTGATTGCGCAGCAGGCGGGCTAAAATCATCTGATTCTGCTTGCTCATAGACTCGCCGAGGCCAGTGGTAGCAGCGCTCTGTGCATTTTCTGCTTCCGCAGCGGAGCGGCTACGGCGCACATCGTTAATCACTTCAAGGATGTTAGGGGCCACATAGTGACCACTGATCATCTGCCCAGCAAGCTCAGGCGCACCGCGCAGACGCGCAGCCAGTGCCTTCTGCTTCTCCATCTCAGCTTGGTAGGCTTGATTCTGCTTACCTGCTTCCAGCAGGGCTTCGTAGTCGCTGTTGTCTTCTAGTTCCATAACTCACCTCAACCTGTAAAGAACCCAGACGCACCTTTGAGTATTCCAAAAGTGTTCGCGTTGTTGGCGTTGTTGGCCGCTACCTGACCCTGATAACCCATATTGGCTGCACTCAGCATGTCGGGGCCTGTGGTGGTCTGCTGTTGCGTATAGTTGCCGAATGTGGGATTAGTCACTTGACTACCTGTGCGCAAGGCGTTAAGCTGATTGAGGTCACGGTTGGCAAAGTAGTTCTGCTCTTGGAAACCCGTAGAGCGCAGTGCGTTATTTTGCCCAAAAGACGCCCCCTGCTGCCGCATGCCGAGATCAATGCCCTGCATACCTGCTTGACTGTAAGCATCATTCTCAGCTTGCCCGAGATCATTTTGAGCATTGTTCCATGCCTCGCTACCGCGAGTGATCCCTTGGTTGGCGAGTTGCGCTTCAATGGCAGCGCGTCGGCGCTCAAGTTGTGGATTCACGCGACGCAGAATTGCTTCTGTAGCAGTGTTGGTGTCGCGGTTGGGATCGTAAGCCTGCCCAGCTTTATTCAATGCGCTGTCATTCCAGCCAGCATTCTGTTGTGCCCGCACGCGGTCAGTAGCTTGAGCTTGTAAACCTGACAACCCTAGTTTGGACGCATTTTCAGTATTTAGTAGTTGCTGACCAGTCTCATTCAGATTGATTGTCTGAGTCCAAGGGTCGTAGTCAGTGGCCCCGCGTTGCCATGTAAGACTGCCGTAAGGTGTGTTTTGATTGGCACGATTCGCCACGGTGGCGTATTTGGCGGCTTCAAGATTGCCCTGTGCAGTGGCCCGCGCAGCCCCAGTATAGTCCGGCGGCGGTGGGGCATCATTAATGCCCAGAACACCCTTAACTACATTCATTTAGAACTCCTTTACCGCCACAGTTGCAACCTTTCTGTACCCGTTGGCCTTGATCCAGCCATCACGCCCGCAGTACACCATGCCAACGCACCTTGCCTGCTTTGCGAACTCTTCAGCTTCCTGCGCCAGTACATCCACATCTGCCTTGTCGCCTACCACCAGCCACACCCCAAGGAATGACTTTCCCATAAGGTACTGATGATGTGCTAAGAGTATGGAGTCGCCCCGCACGAATACTTGATTATCCGCAGCTAGCACAGCATCCCACGTCATTGGGGTGAGGCTAGTGGCTATATGGGGCTCGAGCTTAGACTTAAATCTTTCAAGCTCGGTAGACTTACAGCCGATTACCCGCATTGTATGTGGCCTAACACGCGCTGGCAAGCATTATTTACAGTGGTCCGCCCGGAAGATACACATAGTCTATACGAGACAATGTAGCATCTGCAATACTGGACGTAATAAGCTCGGCAGCACCAGCTACCCCTATAGCATTCACACTCACCCAATCGGCGTAAGTTACGCGGCTGTCTGCGGTCCACAAGGCCGTGTCCCACAGAGCCGTATCCCATAGACTTCCTGTAACGGGGGGCGGTGTTGGTATTAGTTGTGAGTAGGATAGCTCTGCATAGTCTACGCGGACGTCTGAACTAACCCCTACTCCCTTGACACTGACAAACACAGGGCGCAGCATGGTGAACTGCTTAACCTGTGCGGGCTGGTCAAAGCTACTGTACGCAGGCACTATCTTACCAACAATTAAATCCCCAGAAGAGCCTGCAAAGTTCACATTGTCTAAAAAATCCTTAAAAAGGAGATAGACCTTACCTGTGGAGGTGCCGCTGAATGTGTAGCTGCCTGTAGAGCCGTAGCAGCGCACAGGTATATTTGACAATGTACACCACTGATTAACTATTGTTGACAGTGCAAATTGTCGGTCGGTGTATATGCTGTAGTCTGGAATATTGCAAAGCATCAACCTATCAGCAGGGGCTACAGTCAACTGCCAGCCCCGCACAGTGAATGAGTTACGTAGCGCCTCACCTACGAGCATGCTTATCTTGCTAGAGTATTCGCGGTTAGATGCAGTCAATAAACCACTACCGCCACGGGTGACTTCGGACAGGGGCACGATGCCATCTGTACTAACAATAAGCAGATCGCCCCCGTAGGGCGTATATCCGCGCCTACCTATGGGTATTTGACCAATGTACCACACTCCCTGCAGAGCGAATGTGGTGGCGCTGGATGGGTCGCTGCCCTTGTAGATAGCCACCTCGCCGTTGGAGGACACAGCTACAAAGAAATCATCAATGCCCTCACCTGCGTCAATAGTCCAACTTGTAGTGAAGGACAGGTGCCCGCCCCGCTTAAATAGAGGGCCGAGGTCAAGCGCAGCCACAGTGCCCGTAATAGCATCCACGGGCAGGTACCACACTTTAGTAGTGTCACGCTCCACAAACCATGCGCGGCGCTTCCAAATATTCACATGCACTAGGTTGTTCGGGTTTACACCGTTAATCTCCCCCGCAGCAGCGCCCGCCACCCGCCGCAGCCAGTTGGTACCGTCGTAGGTGTAGTAGCCACGGGTCTCGCTACAGGCGAGCAAGAAATTGCCACCTGAGTTTGACACCATTGCGTGGCTAAACCATCCATCTAAGGACACACTACCCAAGGCCACAGACACAGCAGGGGCATTCGTCTTAGTGGAAATATCATAGATTGCAGTGTCTGTAGCTGCAAATAGCTGTCCAGGCATTACGGTTGGTGAGCTAAGAAACGAACCGCTTGGGAATGTAGTTCCTGGAGGAAAGTACGGCATGATAGTAGACACTGCCGCATTGCCTGGGAAGTTAATAGCCCACTCAGCGTAGCCCTTGCGGCACCGCACCCCGCCAGTGTCCGGTAGCCAATTATTAAGCTCTACTGCATCGGTTGCAGGCATGTCCACCACACCGTCGCGTGCATTCAAGCCGCCCGTAGGGGCAGGCATGCTCTTTAGTTGGTGTTTAACTGGCATCAGGGCAGTCCGTAGCCAGTGAAGGGCAGGTTATTGGCTGATATATATGGGTACTGTACTGTACTCAAGCTGAGTGTGCGTGCGGGCAGTTCTTTGCCTGTGGCTGCACTCAGAGCTTTGTCATAGGCTATCTGCGCAGCAGAGCTGTCAAAGCCCTTCTCAATCTGCCAAGCCAGTTTCAGTGCTGCCTTGAATAGTGCAGGGTCAAACAAAATAGTGTCATCATTTACCGTAAGTTGATCAGTCAATACATTGGCTGCGGTACGTACCCAGCCACGGCTGACATATGGCAGTACAATGGTCTGTGGAGTGGTGCCCACATCGAAGAACGTTATTTGATCGTTCATGATGGTGTATAGCCACGCGAATGTCGTACCCCCAAGGTTGCGGGCAGTAATCTGCGCCCATTCTTGGGTCGTCAAACTACCGACCGCTGGCATGCAGTTAGTGCGGTTCCACGCTGCGTCTTGGTAGAAGTGGTCAAAGTCCACTGGCAAGTCGTACGTAACGGTTACACCATCAGTGATGATAGTAAACTCTTTGCCCAGCACTTGCCAAGCATTCTCGTTAATCAACTCCAGCCCCACCCTGTTGGCAAGGTAGCGAAGTTGTATAGCAGTCTTGTCTTGACTTCCGACCATGTCCGCAGGAGGTATGAGCCCTAGAGAG